CGTCGTACTGCCAAAAGCCCGACTTAGACATCCACATAGCCGCAGTGTCAATGGCCGCAACGGATTGGCTAGAGATTACTCCACAGCCCGAACCCGCCTTCTCGAACGAGTAAACGAATGGCAGTCCGATGTAGGTGGCTGTGTGTACATCCACATCTGTAAACAAAAGGTTTACACCTCGGACTCTTTTGCCTGCCTTTAATGTTCCGACTGTGGCAAGTTCAAAGTCACCAGCCTGATTATTTGACGCGGCAGTCCATACAGTATTGTTCTCTTGGTCACACCAAGATACAAGACGGCCATTTCCACCGGCTCCCAACGCAAAGATGATGCGCTCTGAAGTCACCAAAAGGGCTGCGCAACTCGTTGGGGCGTTGGTGATTACAGCCGCAACGGTAGGAGTGGTGAACCCCAACTGCCACTCATAGAGTTTGCCGTCCGTGTCGCTACACGCTACAAGGTACTCACCCCAAGTGTCTAGGCTCCATGTCGTTGCAGGCAGTACCGTACCAATGTCAGGACGTGCAACGCCGTAAGCAGATGTTCCATAAGTGCTGTAACCGTAGCCTGTCCCGCTGACGGCATCAGCACGGCCAGTAGTAAAACCCACTGGGGTGATGTCCTTGATGGTTGAGTCTTGGCTCATTGCGAAGAGTTTTGACTGTGTACCTGCCGCAACGTACCTTGCATTGCCATTAGTTACCCAAGCCAGCAACCCACGGCAAATACCTGTGAGTTGCGTCTCTGACTTCTTGCGCCACCCACCAATGGGGCGTAGGGTGTTCTCGTACCAGCGAACTAGGTTCGAGTCGTACCAACGTCCCGCAGCCTGGTACTCAGTACCATTACGGTAAACGCCTGGGGGGATTTTGAGTGGTATGAGTGCCATAACGAGATTATGCTGTTTCTGTAGACAAATTGGAGACGAACGACATGGTGGCAATAACCGAAGGAACTGACGGGCGTGTCGGGGATGTTCCAGCCGCGAAGGTTTCAATGGTCACATCAACGTCGCTTGTCCTCCAGACGATCTGCACATAGTCATTGGCGGCTAGGCTTACAAAATAGTTCAATGCAACGATTACGTGGGACGGGTCGCCCGCTGACTTCCTTGCCGAAATGCCAAACCTGCTGTTGGATTTGGCGATGTCGGTCCCGTTCTTTCTGAACCAAAAGTCAATGTCTTGGGAACTGTTTGTCGTGTTCTTGACTTGGATGCTGAATTGCAGGTTGTACACACCAGGCTGAGCCACGTTAAGTCTTGACGAGTTTGACAATGTCACCCCGTTACTGAAGTCGGTAGTATCAAAGGTTACAGGGTAGGCCGTGGTGGTGTTTGCCGCCGTCTGATTTGTACCGTCCTGAAACGCACCGTAGGGTATGTTGATGTACTTCCCTCCCCTTGGCCCGAACAGCGCAGCAATGATGCCTGTGACGCGCTGAAAGTACCCTCCCATATTGGCAAAGGTCTGGCTGAAGTATCTCTGCTCGTACTCATTCCCAGGCGTACCCGTGTTGGGTGCTGCCGGTGTCGTAAGTTGGCCGGTGTAGTTTGTTGCCATTATGTGAACTGTCTAACACCAGATTTATCAATAATCAATGCAGCGCCACGGGGTTCTGCTCCATCCACGTTAGGGATGCTGATATGCGTCCAACGGTCAAACTCACGAATGATCTGGTCAAAGGGTAAACCCGCAGCAATCACAGCACGGACTACCTCGTCAGGAGTCACACCTGGCACACGGAAGTCAGCCGCGCACCCCTTACGATGCTGAGACTTGTCAGAACTTCCAACTGCATCATTGACCTGCTTGCATCGGAACGCAGAGTTAATCATGATGGGTTTACCGCCCACGGTTTCTTTGACCTGCTCCAGCAGTTGTGCCAGTCGTTGCAAGTTGCTAATTTCCACCTGTGTCGGGCTGTTGTCAAACTCACGGTGGTCGGTGACGGTAAGTTCGTCAAGGGTGAAGTGTTTGCTTAGGTAGCTCATTCTTTGTCTCCAATTTTGATTCCAGTAATAAGCCCAAGGAATCCACCAATGACGGTTTGAAACGCAGGGCCAACAATTTCAAACAACTTTACGTTATCCACTTTTTCGTCAAAGAACCCAAACATGAATACCACTACCATTGACAGAACGGTAGCCGACAGCGTGACAGATGCAATCAAGGTAACCCATTGGGACAGTTGTTCCTTGGTCATTTAATTCTCACTTGGTTGTAACTGTCGATGCAGGAGTTGAGTTTGCGGATGGCTTCGTCTCCGTCTGCGGCGATGGAGATAAGAGCGTTAGCAGCCTTTGGGTCAAGTTCGGCTCTTGCTTGCTGATTTCCACTGGTAGGGGAGGTATCACTGGGGGTGTGTACACCGGCCTGCGTAGCGATTGACAGCCTGACAACACCAGAGGCAACATCAGAACGCAAAGTATTGATTTGAGATTTTGCAGCATCGTTTTCTTTCCTGAGTTTTGCGGTAGTTTCATTAAGTTTTGCTGTCATCACCTGCTCAACTTGTCGAGCCTGTAGGTTCGCCTCAACGATGGCAGCGGCCTGCTCTGCCTCGGATTCGGCGTAACCCTTATGGTGGCCGACGGCAAAGGATAGGACGATAGCCAGGGCAAAGGCCAACCAGATGCGGGGATCAAGCAGGCTTGACATCGTCAACTTTCATCATTGCTTCGGTCTTATCCTTGCTGGACTTAGAAGAACCGTAGAAGAAACTAATGATTGTTGCCACCGCTGTTCCGAGTAAAAACCCAAGAATGATGTTGGCAAAGTCCCGTGCGCCTACAGGCATAGGCATAAACGTCACGCAGAAGAAGTAGAGGACTGATGTAATTGACCAGAACCACGCAAATAGGTAGATGAAGTCTTTAGCCATTCGGCTGTTTGGGTCTACGGCATTTACATCAAACATCAGAATTTCCCTTTCATTTCAATAATTCCCCAAGCCACCAGCATAAATATGGCCGCAGCCACCAGTATGCACAATCCCATTGTGACGGCCTCGTCTATTTCCTTCTTCCGATTCTTTGCTGCTCTCTCATCAAGTATCTCTTGCTGCTTACGCTTTTGCACAATACTGTTGCGCTCCAAAAGAATCTGACTCCACAGTTGGCTGTGACCCTGATTGATAAAGTGCCACTTGAGTTCTTCTTCCGCTTTGTTTAGTTCATGCAACTGCATTACCGTGGACATTGCCTGGCTGGTATCAGAACTGTATTTCTTCTTCGGGTCCTTAACTGCTTCCTTTGCTACTGCATCCTTTGCATCAAAGAATTTCATCACGTCATGCGTGATGCCCTGGACATCCTTACCCATCTTGATGGCGGCCTGGATACCCTTGATGGCTCCTTGGGCTAGTGCAAATGCACTAATTGGGTCTAGCATTTTTAGTCTCCAGAACCCACCGGCAGACTCTGCCGTCTTTATCTAAAAACTCATTCGCTCCATACTTTTCACTTGGCAGCACAACACGGCACACCAGCACGATTTTTGTATCCGTGTTGGGCCAAGGTATCTGTGCTGAAGCAATTGCATCGATCACTTGAATCCGTGGTTCTTTGCAAAGTCAAATAAAAGGTAGCCAAGTCCAATCAATGCAGCCCACACCAAGCCACCCAAGGTCTTCTCGATGATGGCTTGGCGCAGTTTGATTGACTGCTCCTGCTTGTGGATGGCTAGTTTGACCCAACGCACCTCATCATCAGAAAGATTTGATGATGCCCTAATTGCCTCGGCAATGTCGGCAACGAGTTCAGCGCGTTCGGCTTGGTTCATGTCATTCGTCCGCAGGTAGTGGTTGACCGCCTATTGATGTGGTCATTTTGGAAACTCCTCTTTTACCGCTGTGATTGCTGCCTTCCAAGTGTCCATGCCACCGTGGTACAGCAAATCAAGTTGGTCTGCAATTGATGGGTATGCTTTGGCACGTTTGTCTTTGTATGCGTTAGGGTCAACCCAAGCATTGACAGCAGCCATATCAACAGTGACTTGGTTTCCGTCTTTGTCAAATGCACCAGTACCATCATCAACAGTGACAACCTGCGGATAAAGTGCGTAAATTGCTTTGTGGTTCATGCTGCAATCTCCATAACAGTTATTGTGCTAACACCACCGTAATATTGGTCTGTTGCTCTAACATTGATATATACCGTTTGACTTGCTGGGTTTACTTGTAATTTGTAAGTAGTTGCAGAAGTAGTTGCAGGCGAATCTAAAAATGTAATCGGCAGTGTTTGCATACCATATGCGCCACCTTGGTTAGCTGCAACTGTTTCGTTGTCAGTGCCGCTAGTGCTTTGTGCAATATTTGTTGAGCCTCTGACTAAATTAAACAAAACATTACCAAGAGCAATTCCAGCAGCAACTACAACTTGAACTAATATTTTGCTTGTTGCACTTGTTGGTGTTATGGATACGGATAAACCAGTAATATCCACAAAAGTACCAACACCTAACGTAGAAAAAGAATTTGTTTTAGTTGTGCTTACAACCTGCAAAACAGTACCAGCCGTAGCTGTTGTCAGCATAGTTGCTGTCACCGCAGGTACTGTCACCGTAAATGCGCTTGCTGTGTTTGTTGGGACAAGTTCGATGCTTCCACCGCTTGCCGCTGCGAGTTTAACTCCCATTTAATTGCTCCTGTGTTGGTCGTGCATAGGTGGGGTGTTCCCACTTGGCTATGTAGTCGCCTTTGCCATCGCTATCGTTCTGAAGCGTGATTACAGTCAAAAAATCACGATCTGTGAGTTCTGGGTAAAGTGCTTTGATTTTTTCGTAAATTGTCATTATGCTGCCCTAGCTAAAAAACCAGACATATAGACAGTTACGCTACTAGCGGTCATGCTTTGAGATGTCCCAAGGTTTGTGTATAACTCAATGTAATCTGTAGAGCCGTTTAAATAAACCATTGCTGATAAAGTAGGTATTCCGAATGTACTCAAATACGCACTTTTATATTGCGACCCGTTTTTATAAATTGATACTAAATTAGCACCAGAAAAAGTACTAACAGGTTGTGCTTGACAGTTAACTTGATAATATCCAGCCACTGTTGGAGTAAAACGATAGTTAGTAGATGAATCAAAATTACTGTTAGTGTCCCATTCTTCGGCGTTAAGTTGAACTTTTGTCCAAACACCACCAGTAAACGATTGTGTAGAATTTAGGTATGCACTAAACGCAGGGCCAGTACCTGCCACATCAGTAGCCAATTCAGGCTGAGTAATGATGGCATCAGGAAGCCCACCAGCGGTAATGCCTGTAATGGTTCCTGTTCCGTTAATTGTGATTGTCATGTTTGTTCCTTACAAAATTGTCCAGACCGAGCCAGACGGTACGGTTACTGTGATTCCGTCATTTATCGTCAGGGGTCCGGCGCTCATGGCGTTTCTGCTGGTAGTGATGGTGTAGTTCGCCGTTACGGTGATGTCGTTCTCGTACAGAATACCATTCCCAGTGCCGCCTGATGCGCCGCCAAGAC